GGAAACAAATAACTTTACAGGTGATGGTTCAACCACAGCATTTACGCTTTCAAGTTCAGTTTCAAGCGAAGATAATTTAATTGTATTCATAGAAGGTATCTATCAAAACAAAGGTGATTATGTCGCAAGTGGAACAACAATTACATTTGATACAGCACCAGTTAACGGTCGAAGAATCGTAGTACAACATATTAAATCAAGTGTTGCAGGTAATAGTACATTATATACAAGTTTAACAGGTGATGGAAGTACAACTGCATTTACACTTAGTGGTGCACCAGGTCATGAAAATAATACACAAGTCTTTATGGACGGTGTATATCAACAAAAAGATTCATATATTGTCAATGGTACAACATTAACATTTGACGCAGCTCCAGCAAATAATGCTGAAATAGAGGTGATGTCATTTGCACAAACAACAATTAATCAACCTGGTACAAATACAGTCAGTGTTGCAGAATTAAATTTATCAGATGGTACAGCCGGACAAGCAATTGTAACTGACGGTAATGGTACAATATCATTTGCATCTGTTGGTGTATCAGGAATAGATTCAAGTGCTGATGCAACAGCAATTACTATTGATAGTTCTGAGCGAGTTGGAATTGGAGAGATTTCTCCAGATGAATCCTTAGTAGTCAATGGTGGAGTAAAAATTAAAAGTACGAATAAATTAAGCTTCTCTAATACATCAGATCAAACATATATTCATGCCGTTGGAAGTAACCTATTAGCTTTTGGTACAGACAGTACAGAACGCATGAGGATTGATACCAGTGGACGAGTTGGAATTAACAGAACACCATCAATAGCAAACTCTAAACTAGAGGTTGGCGGTGCAGATAATGTGCCATTAATTAATGTTGAAGCCAGTGGTGTGACAGGTGGAATGGGTATAGGTTCTACTGGATTGCAGTTTTTTCATGGCTCAACAGCGAGAATGAGAATCGACTCATCAGGGAACGTTGGAATTGGAGCGAATAATCCTGGTTCATTCTTTGCAGATAGTTACCTTGTTGTAGGTGATGGCACCGGTACTCCAACTGCAACAATATATGGTTCTAGCTCAGGAGGTTCATATTTATTGTTTGCAGACGGAACATCAGGAGCAGCATCATATGCAGGGGGGATTGAGTACAACCATTCTTCGGACTTTTTAGCATTTTTCGCTAATGGTGGTTCAGCTATGAGGATTGATAGTAATGGTAATTTGCTTCTAGGTACTAATACTTACTCTACTGGTGCTTTTGGTTCAGCTTTTGGAATGAATATCAGTGCAACAAGACCTCAAGTAGTATTAAAAAATGAGACTTATAATACAGATGCATATTTTGGACTTGCAGATAATCTATGGGTAGGTACTCAAGACGATATGAGTTTAATCCTTGCTACAAATGATTCACAAAGCATGAGGATTACGAGTAATGGAGCAATTATCGCTGGAGTAGATGTTGATATAAGTTCAGCCAGTGCTCCAAGTAATACTACATTTTATTCAACAAATGGAGATATTACTGTTCAAGCGGACAATGGAGCCCATTATATTTCTGACCTTTTACCTGGATATAATCGAGGTCAATTTGGGTGTATGGCTGCAAATGGAAGTTATATGTATTTTGCAGTTAATGGTTATTATGCAGCTTATCTAACTTCTTCTGGAACATTATCGGCTTCTGATGAAAGATTAAAAGAAAATGTTACAACTCTTACAGGTTCACTAGATAAAATAAATCAACTAAGAGGAGTAAGTTTTAATTGGAAAAATGAAGCAAGAGGAACTGGAAATAACATTGGTTTTATAGCTCAAGAAGTAGAAAGCGTTTATCCAGAATTAGTAGGAGATGGAGGATTACCAGATGTAGACGGTGAATCTCCGCATAAGCATGTTAATTATGAAAAATTAGTCCCTGCATTAGTAGAGGCAATAAAAGAATTAAGTACAAAATTAGAATCAGCAGAAGCAAGAATAGAAACACTGGAGAACGCATAATATGGCAAACACTCAAATACAGTCCGAACAAATTGCAGATGATGCAGTAACAAGTGCTAAGATTGCTGCAAATGCTTTAGGTATAAATGATTTAAGTAATGCAACTGTTTCTAGTTCTAATCCTGCAACAAACACTAACCCAGCAGGCGGTGTTGGTACATTTTGGATAAATTCTACAAGTGGTGAAGCCTATGTCTGCACTGATGCTACAAGCAATGCTAATATTTGGAAAAATGTAGGTGATGGCACAAGTTTATATAGTGCAACATATTTAATAGTAGCAGGCGGAGGTGGTGGTGCAGGCTCAGGTTATTTTGATGCAGGTGCTTCTGGCGGTGGTGCAGGTGGAATGATTACAGGCACACAAAATTTTCTTGCAGGAGTACAATACACAGTAACAGTTGGGGCAGGTGGAGCAGGTGGAGTAGGATTGGCTTCTGGTAGCAGCAATGATAATGGTGGTGCAAATGGTTCTGCTTCATCTATAGCAGGCTCAGACATAACTACACTATCAGCAGTTGGTGGTGGTGGAGCAGGTAAACATGGTGTAGATGGAAATGATGGTGGCTCAGGCGGTGGCGGTGGAGTTTATGATGGGGGTGCAGGCGGAGCAGGAACTTCAGGTCAAGGAAATGCAGGTGGTAACAATACAGGAACTAGAGGTGGCTCAGGCGGTGGCGGAAAAGGTGCAGCAGGTGGTATAGGTGCAGTAGTAGATGGTGCTGCTGGTGGTGTTGGTGGAACAACGACTATAATATCTACAAGCAATGCAACATCACAAAGTGTAGGTCAGGTCAGTGGCGGAAATGTTTACTTTGCAGGTGGCGGTGGCGGTGGTGCAAGAGGTTCAGATGGTTCTGTAGCTGCCGCAGCACTTGGTGGCGGTGGTGCAGGTGGAGACATTGCAGGTGGTTCAGCAGGAACAGCCAACACTGGCGGTGGTGGCGGTGGTTCAGGCTCAATTTACCAACAGAGCTTCACAAACAATGGAGGTGCAGGTGGTACAGGCGTGGTAATAATTAGAGTACCTACTGCTAAATATTCAGGCACAACTACAGGCTCACCCACAGTATTAACAGAAGGAGATGATAAAGTTATTATTTTCAAATCAAGTGGAACATACACAGCATAAGAGATAAATATGGCTATATACGCAAAAGTAAAAAATGGAATAGTAGAAAAGGTTATTGTTGCAGAACCTGAGTTTTTTGATACCTTTGTTGATGATTCAGCAGGTACTTGGATAGAAACAAAAATGGATGGTTCTATAAGAAAAAATTATGCAGGCATAGGTTTTTCTTATGATTCAACAAGAGATGCTTTCATTCCACCTCAACCATATCCTTCATGGACATTAAACGAAGATACTTGTTTATGGGAATGCCCAGTAGCATATCCTACGGATGGCAATATGTATAATTGGAACGAAGAAACACAAGCATGGGATTTACAGGAATAAATACTTAAATGGCAAATACAAAAATTACATCAAGAGTTATAGCAGATAACAGTGTTGGAATAGATGCACTGAATGTAACTGATGGCACAAACGGTCAAGCACTTGTTACTGATGGTAGTGGAGGTTTATCTTTTGCATCTGTTGGTGTATCAGGAATAGACTCAAGTGCTGATGCTACTGCTATAACCATAGATAGCTCGGAGAATGTTTTGGTGGGTACTACTAGTGCAAGTAATATATCTAATGGAACAAACGCAGGTATTGGATTAATTGGTCAATTGGATTATATAGCGGTAGCCAGAGACGGCGGAAGCACAGCATATTTCAATCGTTTAACATCTGACGGCAACATTGTAGAATTCCGCAAAGACGGCTCAACAGTTGGAAGTATTAAGGTTGGAAGCAATCAGCTAATTATTGACGCTTCAGCATCAAATCTTGTTCTTGAAAACTCAACACGAGTTATTACTTTTTCATCTTCTGCTTTTGCTGGTTCTGGTTCTGGTAACGATGCTGTAATTGATTTAGGTATCAGCAACAGACGATTCAAAAACCTCTACCTTTCAGGCGGTGTGTATCTAGGCGGTACTTCTGCAGCTAATGCACTTGATGATTATGAAGAAGGTACTTGGACACCTGCTTTTTATACTTATAGTGGAGTAACAACAACATCAATAACCATCAATCTTGCTACATATACAAAAATTGGAAATATAGTTCATATACACGCAAACATAGATGTAACATTATCTTCATTACCTGGTCAAACAGTTACTATAACTGGATTACCATTTGCAGCTAGTAACGCAAGTGATACAGGACAAAGAGCAATCATAGCTCTAGGTGGAGATACTGCAAATACAGGTGGGAATACTTCTAAAGCACACTTTAGAACAAATGGTTCTCAACTGGATGGAGTATATTTTAATGCAAGTCATAATACAGCACTTTGGAATTATGCCACTATGGACAGTCCAACATTTGCACTACACATTCATGGATTTTATACAGTTTAACAATTATGTCTATCGGAGATAGGCACGGACAGGAGAAAAAATGGCATTAACAAAAGAAACAATCGAAGACAAAATAGAAATTGTTGGAGAATATAAAACTATACAAGTAAGAACAGCTACTGTTATCAAAGAAGATGGCGTAGAGATAAACAGGTCTTTTCATAGACACACATTAAATTGCATAGCATCTGAAAAAAACGAGGACAACAGTTGGACTCATACTGATACAGATGTATCTAGCGAAAGTGCAGAGGTTCAAGGCATAGCTACAGCAGTTTGGACAGATGCGATTAAACTAGCAAAAAGAACAGCAAACGAAAACAATACATAACGGATAATAGCTAATGGCATTAACAAAAATCACAGCAAATATTATTGAAGATGGTGCAATAAGTACTGCCTCACTTGCAAATACAAGTATTACTGCAGATAAATTAGCTGCAACTTTAGATCTTACAGGTAAGACAATTACAGTTGCAACAGCAACAGCAGGTGATAATGATACAACAGTCGCAAGTACTGCATTTGTATCTACTGCAATTGCAAACCTAGCAGACTCTGCACCAGAAACTTTAAATACACTCAATGAATTAGCTGCAGCTTTAGGTGATGATGCTAACTTTAGTACAACCGTTACGAATAGTATTGCATTGAAAGCTCCATTGGCAAGTCCAGATTTTACAGGCGATGTTACTTTTGATACATCTACTTTAGTAGTTGATTCTACAAACAATAGAGTTGGAGTTAATGTTAGCAGTCCGGCCGTTGCGGCTCATGTTTATGGTAAGGTCAGAGCGCAAAAGGCAGGCTCAGCTTCCGCTTATGTTCAACTTTCAGCGGATGAGCTAACGTCAAACTATGCCGCAGATATTTTCTTAAATGATACAGGACTGACATTTAAGCATAACAGTGGTGTTAGAGGCTTTGTGTTCGACCAAAATGGCACAGAACGCATGCGTATCGACTCATCAGGCAACGTTGGAATTGGTACGACTAGTCCTGAAGCTCTTTTACACGTCTCAGCAGCTGATGGTGTTACAGGAGTTTTAAAAATTGAAGGTGGAAAAAATACAGTAACCTCTATAGGAGAAATAAATTCTCAACTTGATTTTGGTTCTAATGATGGTTCAGTAAATAACACTGGAAATATTGGTGGAAGAATAGCCTCTGTAACCGAATTAACTAATGGTGCTGAGACAGGAATGGCATTTTATACTTTTGACCAAGGTTCAACACCAGATTTATCTGAAAAGTTAAGAATAACCGCTGAAGGAAACGTTGGAATTGGTGCTAGTTTGCCTAGTAATTCACTGCATGTCGCATCAGCCGATGCTACAGTTGCACATTTCCAACACACTGATGGTATTAATAGTAACATTCGTATTTCTGATACAAGCGATAGTTTTTACCTAGTATCTCGTGATGGTATTGGTTCTATTGGTGGAGTTAATAGCAGCAGTGGTAGCAATTTAAATATTGACTTAACTTCAGGCAACGTTGGAATTGGTACGACTAGTCCTTCAGAAAAGTTAGATGTAAATGGAAAAGGATGCTTTGCAAATACTTATTCTTATGGATCAACTAACTATCACATCAAGCTAAAAAGCTCATATGGAGATGGCATATCCTCATATATAAGCAATGTTGCAAATGGCAGCAGGATAGATATATCTGCTGGTGGGTACTATTATGGTTCTTCTCTTTATCAGCTAACAGATGGTGCTACAGGAATGGGTACTATAAACATAGATCAGGATGGAACGTTAATATATCAAAGTATTACTGGAGCAACAGCAAACAGTACAGTTAATCCAGTTGAACGCTTCCGCATAGACTCATCAGGCAACGTTGGAATTGGTACGACTAGTCCTGATACCTTGCTAAATATTGCTTCAGCGTCTGCACCTACTTTAAGAATAGAAAACACCGATGGTAGTCTTGGGACTGACCAAGTTATAGGAGCTGTAGAGTTTTACAAAACAGACATTAGTGGTGCAGGTGCAGGTGTAGCTGGTGGGATGCAATTACTTTCAACCTTTTCTACAGGTTCAAGAACCGCACTTACTTTTAGCACCTCTAACGCTGATGGCAACGACGTAGAACGCCTTCGCATTGACGCATACGGAAATGTTGGAATTGGTACGAATAATCCTGCTTATAATTTAGAAATTTGGGGTGCAGCTGACCCTGCTGTTAGAGTTTATAACACAGGCACAGGCACTTCAGATGATTCCCTTTTAAGATTACAAATTGCAGGAACAACTGCAAGAAACTTTATTTATTTTGGTGATTCAGGCGACTCAGATATAGGTAATATAGAATACAACCATTCAGATAACTCTATGCGATTCACCACTAATACTGCTGAAGCGTTGAGGATTGATAGTTCAGGTCTAAGTCTAGGAGATACAGATGGAGATTATGTAAGCAGAAATAATACTGGAGGACTACATGTAAAAAGGGGTGGTATCTTAATGAATGGACCTCCTGGTAATGCTAATATGAGTAGTGCAGCTGCAGATAACTGCTGGACATATCATGGACAAGGAGGTAGAGGAGGCAGTTTTACAAGTCTAACAATTTCCGTACCAAATCCTAATAATGGTGCAAGTGGTGTTGGTTATGGAGGATTTTCTTTAGAATTTTATATCGCAGGTTTTGATGCAAAGTATCATAGTGGACATTTTTCTGGATATGTAAATAATAGTATAACACTTTCTAAAAGAGCTTTTTGGGATAGCTCAGGTAGTGGAACGCTATCAAGCGGATCAGTCGGTGTACAAGGATTTTATTTAACAATTGGATTTCCAAGTATGACTCACCCTACCTGTAAGTTTGTAATCAATAAAGGAGGACATGGAGTATCTGGACCTTATACAAATATGTCAGGAGTTTCAATAACATGGGCATAATAGGAGAAATTAAATGACTTTTACATGGACATTTGAGATAATAAATTTAGTACCTTTTAATATTAATAGTCGTCAAAGAGACATTATTAAACAAGTTGGATATGTAATAAGAGGAACTGATAGCAGAGGACATTACTCTGAAGCAGGCGGAGCAGTAATGTTTGATGATAATACAGTTATAGCAGATTCATATACTTCAATCGAAGATATTTCAAACGAAGACTTGCAAAATTGGGTAACAGCAAAAATAGGAGCCGAAAGAATACAAGAAATGAAAGATGAAATTACAGCAACAGTAAATTCATTACCAGATGACTGGGTAGTTGCACCTATAGAGGAATAACATGGTATTAACAAAAATAACAACAAACAATAATTGAAGATTCACAAGCAAGAATAGAAACATTAGGAAATCCTTAAAATTGAAGTGTAAACTATTATAAATAGACTTATAATAGGAATTAATTATGGCTCAACCAAATAGTAGAACAACACTTGTCGATTATTGTTTAAGATCACTTGGAGCACCAGTGATTGAAATTAATGTTGATGAAGATCAAATCGATGATAGAATAGACGAAGCTCTACAATTCTATCAAACATATCATAGTGATTCTATTGAGAAGTTTTATTTAAAACACGAAGTTACAAATTCATCTTTAACATTGACGGCAGCTGTTGCAAGCAATTTTATTGTCGGTGAAAAAATTACAGGTGGAACCTCTGGTGCAGAGGCTATTGTAAAAACAGTCTCAGGAAGTACAATCACATATAATCGACCAACTGATTTAAATAAACCTTTTTCAGCTGCAGAAACAATTACGGGCGATGGCTCAAGCTCAACTGCAGTAATATCAAGTATTACAAAAGGAGATATTGAAAATGGATATATTACAATATCAAATTTAATTACTGATGTTGTAAGAGTTATGCCAATTCGCGATACTGTAAGTTCAAGCGATATGTTTGATATTCGATATCAAATTCATTTAAATGATTTACATTCAGTTGGCTTTATGGGTAACTTAACAGAATATGTTATGAGTCAACAATATCTTTCTTTATTAGATTTAGTAATTGATTCAGATAATAAACATATTAACTTTGATAAGCATACAAATAAATTAGATATCTTTATGGATTGGGATGAAGAAGTACAAAAAGGAGACTACTTAGTAGTCGAATGCTATCGTATTATTGACCCAGATACTTACACTGATGTTTATAATGATTACTTCTTAAAAAGATATGCAACTGCACTTATTAAAAGACAATGGGGAACGAACTTAATTAAGTTTGAAGGTATGGTAATGCCAGGTGGAGTTACATTTAATGGTCGTCAAATTTTTGATGATGCAAACGAAGAGATCACAAAATTAGAAGAAGAAGCAAGATTGAATTGGGAACAACCAGTCGACTTCATGACAGGATAAAACATGCCGAGAAATGTATATTTTTCTCAGGCCGTAAAATCTGAACAGAACCTTTACGAAGACCTGATAATCGAATCACTAGGAATTTATGGACAAGATGTCTATTACATTCCACGCACTCTTGTCAATCGTGATAATGTATTAAACGAAGACCCAGCATCAACATTTGACGATGCATATCTCTTAGAAATGTATATTGAAAACACTGAAGGATTTGAAGGTGCAGGAGATTTATATTCTAAGTTTGGATTAGAAATTCGTGATGATGCAACATTTATCGTATCAAGAAGAAGATGGGAAACAAGAGTTGGTGTCTTTGATGATAATACAATAGATCCAAGACCACAAGAAGGCGATTTAATCTTCTTACCAATGACAAACTCATTCTTTGAAATTTCATATGTAGAAGATGATTCACCGTTTTATCAGCTCTCTAACTTACCTGTATACAGAATGCAATGTACATTGTTTGAATATAATGATGAGGACTTTGATACAGGTATTACATCTATAGATGATGCAACAGCAAAAGTTGCATATCAACTTCCTATGGATATTACAATTACTGGTGGTAATCATTTTGAGGTAGGAGAAACAATTGAACAAGTTCTTGTAGCTGCCGTTGGAGCTACTCCTGCAGTCAAAGTATTTGGCGAGGTTCAACAGAGAACTAAATCATCAGATATATTAAGTAAAATATTCGTATCAAATATTGGTGCCTCTGGTACTACCACAGCAAAAGACTTTACCGTTGGTGGTACAATAACAGGATTAACATCTGGATATACTGGTACTATTGCTACGATATATAGTGATTTAACAGATACCACAGGTCAAGCATGGGCAACAGATGAAGCTGCTCAAAATATTGATTTTGAATTAGATGCTGATGGATTTATTGACTTTAGTGAGTCAAATCCATTTGGTGATCCATCGGAGACATACTAATGTTTGGAGATCATTTTTATCACGCAACAATGCGTAAATCAGTGGCCGTATTTGGTACACTGTTTAATAATTTAAAAGTCATACGAAAAGCAACTGATGGAAGTGTTTTAAATCAGGTAAGAGTTCCATTAGCTTATGGACCTAAACAAAAATTCTTAGCAAGATTAGATCAAGAGACTGGTTTTGATGCTGGAATGTCTATTAAATTACCAAGAATGGCTTTTGAGATTACAGGTCTTTCTTTAGATACTACTCAAAAGCTTAATAAGATGAATAAGATTGTTGAGACACATGCCTCCGATGTTGGTAAAAAGAAAACAATAAAGCATCATACATCATATGATATTGGTATGTCATTATATATTATGGTAAAGAATCAAGATGATGGACTACAGATTGTTGAACAAATATTACCATACTTTCAACCAGAATATAATGTTACAATTACTCCTGTTGATGGATTTGCTTATAAGCAAGATGTTTCTGTAATACTTGGTGGTGTACAAATAGATGATCAATATGAAGGAGAGTTTACAGAAAGAAGAGTACTTATCTATCAATTAGATTTTACAATGAAGATGAAGTTCTTTGGACCAACAGCCGATCAAGCAATTATACGTGAAGTTAATCTTGACTTCCATGATAAAGATGTTACAACTGCTTTATTTGAGGAAATGGACTTTACTGTTGGCGTAAGCGATGATGCAGATGACTATACAGTTACAACAACAATTACACAGGATGGTACTGAATAATGGACAAGCGAGAAAAAATGACAGCAAGTTTAGAGAAAAATCTACCTACTGTAGAAAAAAATAGACCTCTTAAAATAGATAAAGATATCAAAGATGATTATGAGTTTTCTCGTAAGACATATAAAGACTTAATCTATAGTGGCACAAGATCAATGGATGTATTATCTGAATTAGCAATCGAATCAGAACATCCAAGAGCATTTGAAGTTCTTTCACAAACAATTAAAAATATAAGCGATGTCACAAAGAATCTTATGGATCTGCAAAAACAGAAAAAAGATTTAACAAAAGAAGAACGTGAAGAAGCAAAAACTGTGACGAATAATAATATGTTTGTAGGAAGCACAACTGATCTACAAAGAATGTTATTAAATAAAGATAATGTGATCGATGGCGACGTTAAAGAATAATGAGTTTGGTTACCTAGGTAATCCAAATGTAAAAAGAGACGGAGTCGAAACTTCTTTTTCAAGAGAAGAAATTCAAGAATATCAAAAATGCATGCAAGATCCTGCATATTTTGCTGTGAATTATGTAAAAATTATTTCGCTTGATGAGGGATTAGTACCATTTAATCTTTATCCATATCAAGAAGAAATGTTTAAGCATTTTAAAGATAATAGATTTTCTATTGTTCTTGCTTGTCGACAAAGTGGTAAATCAATTTCATCGGTTGTATATCTTTTATGGTATGCGTGTTTTCATCCTGAAAAAACTATTGCAATATTAGCAAACAAAGGTGCTGTTGCAAGAGAGATGTTAGCAAGAATAACATTGGCTTTAGAAAATTTACCATTCTTTTTACAGCCAGGTTGTAAGGCTTTAAATAAAGGAAGTATCGAGTTTAGTAATAATTCTAAAATAATAGCAGCTGCTACAAGTGGTAGTTCTATTCGTGGTTTATCTATTAACTTATTGTTCTTAGATGAGTTTGCATTTGTAGAAAATGATGCACAGTTTTATACCTCAACGTATCCTGTAGTATCTGCTGGTAAAGATACACAGATTGTAATTACATCTACTGCCAATGGTATTGGTAATGTATATCATAAATTATG